TTCTCAGGGTCAGTGCCACACACAACTGCAGGAGCACCATCCCACTTCGTAGTAATTGTAAGATTAGACCTTTGGCGATGTAAAAAATCTCCTAGTTCACGAAGAAATGCAATCGCGTTTTTGCCACCCAGAGATCCCTGATTGAGGATATCGTCTTCTAAGTGTTCGAGGTGAGTGTTCTTTGCCATATTTGTATTATAGGGGAAATTTTGCCCGCTTACAATCGGAGTGGACGGTTTGCAAAGTGTCTATCTAACTTTATCATAACCAATTTTGTCAGCCGTTCTATTTTGACTATCGTTCGATGATCTAAGTTCGAGTGAATTAATTCTCCTCACACCATCAACATTCATAACATTAAATCTTGGTTGACCACCTGGTTGCAATATAGAAAGTTTTAAATATATAACTCTTGATTCATTTAAGTAATACTCAAAAATAGATTTTAAATCTGCCTGTAAACTATTTGCTCTTGATGCTGCTTGTATTAAAGTCTCACATTTATATCTGACCTGTCCGTAAGTTACATTATTAATACTTTGATTTAAAAGATGTCTGTCAACAAATGGTTGCCAAATTGCTTTATTTGCTAATTTATTAGATGATTTACCTTGTCTAGTATCATAATTAACAACAACATCTGCTATGCAAGCATCAGTAAGAGTACCATCAGTGTTTGGTTGTATTATCTTCCACGCAGCAAAAGCACCACCTTTAACAGTATTATCATTTATTGCATTTAATACTTGATATGCTTTACTATTTTTTAACCTAAGAGGAAGAGACGCATCAACGGCATCAATAACAAATTTTGGTTTAACTTGGTTTGCTGTTCCTCTTCCAGCTTTTGCAGATATCAAGTATTCTTGTCCACCAGATATTAATTTATAATCATATAATGGTATCGCCTTCTGTGGCATAGAAATGGTAGCATTGCTTAAATTAATACCCAATCCACTTAGAAAATCTCTTCTAATACATGCTAAAGGTCCAATAACTTCACCAAAATCACTTTGTATTGCTCCCCAAGGAAACCCTTGAGTTTTTATTCCTGCTAAATCCGCAGAATTAACAGTGCCAGTATTTGCAAATGCAACTAACTCCATAAGATAATCATACAATTCACCACTGTATGAGTTAGTATCCCACCTATCGGAAATCGAATTAATAAGTTTATTATAGTACTCAGACACAGTGAATGTTTGATTATCCAACCCAAACCCTTCTGGACTTAAATCAACTCTAGAAACAGAACCTGGTTTTATAAAATTATCAACACCCGTATAAAAAACATCATCGCTACCAGTTCTTTGAAATGCTATTCTGGTATTCGCACCACTTGCAATATGACGAGATAAAGGATCTCTATATGTTACTACAGTCCCAATAGATAGTGTTCCGACAGAGCTTCTAGAAGAGTCAGTATCATAATATTGACAAGACTTTTTAACGGTAACTTGTATCCCATCATTACCAGAGTAATACTTTTCCCAATTGTCCCTTCCAGATCTTGCCATTTGTTTTTAATTTTATTTAGTGCCCGTGAGAAGATTCGAACTTCCACTGTATGGATTCTAAGTCCACCCTCTCTACCATTGGAGTACACGGGCAGCATTCGCCATTCACAAATAGCAAATGGAGAATAGCGGACTCGAACCGCTGACATCCTGCTTGCAAAGCAGGCGCTCTACCAACTGAGCTAATTCCCCGTCAGAACTGACTCCAATACTTATGGGGTAACAGTCCAGATTCATAGTCTAGCATATCCTCCTTTAATGTCAAGAGAACATCACCAGCAATACAAATTCTTTCAGATAATCTAGGTCCCTTAGTAAAATGCTGCACTTTACCAGGAAAAATCAATAAAGTTTCATCTGAAGGTTGGACTGTGTGAATCCAAGCATTGTGTTCATCTCTTTTAAATGAGAAGAAAAAAGCATCACCAAACCATTCGTTCGGATTATCAATCCGAAAACAGAGAGGATCATCTTGTGGAGTCTGAAGATAATAAACATAACTGATATGAGAACAAGAATGGTGATGTGGAGGAACATTCCATTTTTTATCACATACAGTATACCAAGTTTTTACAAAATTTAAATCATACAAAGTATGATCAAAATTAAAAAGATCCAGATATTCCAAAACTTTTAATTTAACTTGTCTAAAAAAGTCTGAAAAATTTGGATCTTTATGGACTAAGACCTTGCCATTTAACTCACCAGTAATCAACCCACTCTTATGATCAAAAGAATGATCTTTGTGAAGATCTAACAGAGGTTCTCTGAACCCAGGAATCTCTGTTTCATAAACAACAAGTGGAGAAAACTGGTGAAGTTTCATCAGACGCCTAACACAGCATCAAGATCTGCATCAATGTCCCGAATAACGGAGCGGATATCGGAAATACGAGGAGGAACACTTACTTCATCATAAGTATATCCCTTTTGAGCATCAAATAGTACTTGACGAACTGCTGCAGCACAGCGAGCATCCATTTTAACCGTCACTTTCTTTTCTTTAGTCATCGGTCGTCAACAGCACGGTTTTCAGAGAAATAAACATCAAAGGCACCTTCAGGATAACGCTTCAGAAGTTTCTGTACATTGCGAGCAACCACAGCATCAAGGGATACATCAAGTGCCATACAAGCTTGAGCAACATACCACATAATATCGCCCAGTTCGATAATCAGATGCTCACGATTATCTTCGTTATAAGGTTTGCCCTGAAAGACCATCTTTTTAACGATTTCCATAAACTCACCACCTTCTGCATTGATGCCAACAGCAGCAGTTAGAAGTCGCTCAATATTAGCACCCTTTTCATCTAAAGCAACAAGACGATCTGAAAGGGCAAGAAAATCTTTAGATGCATCAGAGGTTACAGCATCTACAAATTCAGCGTACCTATCAAAATCAACATGTTTTGCAGTTTCCACAGTTTCCATAAATTTTTTATGTTTCAGATTTACTATAAGAGATTAATGTATTTTTGTCAAGCCCCCGTGAAAGAAAGGGTTTATAATTGGTTTCTTTTTTACATCTTTGGTTTTATTCCTATAATGATAGAAACAAGCCCCCAAAGATATTCCACAATCCATTGATAATGGTTCATTGTAAAATTGTAGTTCAGGGAAAGTTTTCTGATATAAAGTATTAGCAATAACATTCATACCATATCCACCAGAAATACAAACATTTTTAATATTGGTTTGGTTTACATATTTGTCAATTAAACTCAACACCATTTGTTCAGTTTGTTTTTGGAGATCTTTAGCATAATTGGATAATTCTTTAAAATTATCACAATTAACTTTATCAAAAATTTTTATATTTTTATTATAACATCTGAGCAACTTGTAGTCGATACTAAAATCTACATCGTTAACATAGAATTTATTTTTAACATAATTTTTATTATCACCATTTCCATATGACTGAATTCCCATCACTTTTCCCGCAGATAATTCACTCTCCCCGAAATGTGAAGCACAACTACCATAAAGAGATGCAATTCCAAGTTTGGATTCGGCAGTACATTCAGCATCTGGATATTTTTTTCTAATCTTTTCCAAATCTTGTAATGGGTTATTTGATCCCACAATTAAATAATTTTTATAGATAGGAATAAATTTATCTGGATATTCTGCAATGTAGACAGATTCACATTCTCTAATATCTCCTTCATTCTGTCCAGACCCATCTATAACAAAAACTAAAGATCTATCAAAGTTGCTATTATAAAAAGCAAGAGAAGCGTGATGACGATGATGTGAATGATCAAAAATAATCTGAGGGGATTGACCTTGTTGTTGCTTATAATCTAAAACAAACTTTTTAAACTTTGGATTTGATGTTAAAGAATTTAAAACTTGATTATCAAAAGAAGAAACAATTAAAAAATTAAACCGAATATTTAATTCTAATAATTTTTCTAAGCAAATATCGTATCGATCATCGTGCTTAATTCTAGAATATCTTTCCTCAAGAAAATAAGCTAAATTTTCACCATCAAAAAAAGATGAAGAAGCATCGTGTCCAATGTGGAGTGATGCTATCTTCAAAACTTAAATCCCTCAAATGATTTTTTAGGTTTCTTGTCTTCATCATTATGCTCATCATCCTGCCCGCTGTCAAGTATATCCTTCTGAGCAGTTTGCTCACAATCATAAAGACGCATCTTGGCACGGTCAATGCCTACAATGAAACGCTTGTAGATTGTTGGGTCATTGTATCGGTTCTTCAACTGTTTAACCATAATTTGTCCCAACTGCTCAAGCTCTTCAGTGCTAATAAGGGCAAACATAAGATCAGCAGTAGCAGGGAGACCAAAGGATTCAGAAGTATCAGTAAGTTCAACATCGCTACTACCATAACCTGAACGAGTGGTCTGAGTAGCGGATACAATTGGGACATTAAACTCGACGGCGAGCCCCCTAAGTTCTTCAGCAATTGCTTTGATATATGAATATGAATTGACAGAAAGGTTTGACTTATACCTGCTGGAAGCACATATATTAAGGTAATCAATGAAAATAATATCAGGTCTAAATGACTTCTTAAGTGCAAGTT